AGGAAGAATGTATTAGTAGACTACACAGACTACATAGAGATACAACTGATTCATATAAGATCATGAATGATGTTGATAGATTGATTGATGAATTAGATTTAGAAATTAAAAAAGTAAAAACAAATTAAATAAAATTATTTTAATTTAATAAATTGAATTTAGTTTTATTTTTTTTATTTTTTTTATTATTGTTTTCGCGCACAAAGATATCTTTTTGGCTATGAAATTTAAGCCCGATGGGTGGGGATATTTTTCTAACCTACCCCCTCAAAGTCAACGGGGGCGTACATTCCCACTGCTTCTTGAACGCACGTCCTCTTTTTTGCACACCAAATTCTATTAATTATCTGTTTTAGAAAGTGGTTTAGCACGAAATATTATAGGAAGTAACACGTATTTGCGGATCTAAATATCAACCGTTAGGAGGTGATGGAATGGCTCGTAAATATAAGGTTTTAGAGCAGTCGGAAGCTAACTTAACTAAGCAACAACAAGAGGCTAAATACAATGCTGAAATACTTGCCAGTGATGGTTACAAGCTACTTCAGAATTCACCCCCTAATCGGCTTTCTGGAGTCGCTAAAGCAGAGTGGAAACGAATTATACCTGACTTAAAAAACTTGCCTGTACGCTCCGTAGATAGGGCAATGGTTGAACAATATTGTTTCTGGTATTCACAATTTATTGATCTAAGCGACCAGGTAAATTCACTAGGTTCTGATGATTTAGATACAAAAATAACACTCCTAAACACTTTAGATAAAATTTCAAAAAATATTCGTTCAGCTGCCAGTGAGATTGGTCTCACTGTGGATTCGAGAATGAGAATGAACGTTCCTAAGAAAGAAGATAAGCCTAAAACACTAGCCGATAAGTTGGGCTTTTAGGAGGTGGTAACATACAAAATTATATTAATAATATTTTAAATGGCGATATCGTGTCATGTAAGTCCACTTTAAACGCTGTAAAACGTCATGAAAGCGACTTAAAACGAGTTAATGACGCCGACTTCCCATATACATTCGACCAGGCATTAGCCAATAAAGCAGTTAAATTTATCGAAATGTTACCTGACCCTAAAGGTGGCACTCATAAACTAGCCGGTTTCCAGAAATTTATTATTGAAAGTATTTATGGTTGGGTCCAAAAGGATAATCACGATTTACGCAGATTCCACAAAGTGTTCGTATCTATGGCTCGTAAACAAGGTAAAACATTACTAATTGCCGGCATTATCCTTTATGAATTCTTATTCGGTAAGAATCCAGAGCGGTCACGTCAAATATTCTGTACAGCTAACGATAAGGAACAAGCTAAGATTGCATTTGAAATGGCTAGAAAACAGTTAGATCAATTACGTGCTAAATATCCAGACGTTAAAAAATCAACTAAGCGTATCAGAGAGTTATTAATAAACTTAGATGACGATTCATATGTACGTCCACTCTCACGCGATACCGGAGCCATTGATGGTTTCGAACCACAATTAGGCGTGCTTGATGAATATGGTGCTAGTAAAACGTCAGAAATGATGGAACTACTCGAATCAGGTCAAGGACAATTGGATAACCCTTTAATCGTTATCATTTCGACAGCAAACTTTAATATGAACGCTCCAATGTATACCGTGGAATATCCACGAGCAAAGAAGATTCTATCCGGGGATATCGTTGACGATAAATATTTTGCATTCATTGCTGAGCAAGAATCAATTGAAGAAATTGAGAATCCCGATACATGGATTAAAAGTAACCCACTGCTAGAAATTAAGGGGCTTCGTAAGAAACTTAATCAATATCTACACGATCGCTGGGAAGTTGCTAAGCAAACGGGTGAAAAAAACTCAGTCTTAGTTAAGAACTTTAATATGTGGCGTCAAGCCGAAGAAAATTCTTATTTGGATATTGAAAAATGGGAGGAAACAACGGTTGAAACTAAGCCAGACATTCATGGCAAGCCTGTTTGGATAGGCGTGGATGTTGGTAAAGTGTCTGATTTATTCGCTATCAGTTGGTTAGTTCCGATTGAAGGTAAATGGTATGCAGATTCCTATTCTTTTGTAGGAACTAAATATGGACTAGATGCAAAGATAAAAAAAGACCGTATGAATTATCGCGATTTAGCTGAAAAAGGACAATGTGAAATAACCAAGCTTGAATCAGGTGTTATCGATAACGAACGTGTGTTTGATTGGCTCGAATCCTTCATCGAACAAAACGATTTAGACGTTAAAGGAATCATGTACGATCCATATCAATATGGACAACTTTTAACACTAATTGAAAAACGACATCCAGAGTGGGAGCAAGTTGAGGTTAGACAAGGAACCATGACCCTCTCTGCTCCCACTAAAGAATTTAGAGATGGCGTAATAAATGGAAACATTATTCACTCTGACAGCTTTATTTTAAAAACAGCCGTTACAAACGCTGTGTTAATGGCTGACAACAATGGTGTCCGAATCGATAAAAATAAGTATTCTAACAAAATTGATCCTGTTGATGCTTTACTTGACGCTTACGCAATTTGTTTTACCGAAAACATAGATAATTACTTAAATGATGATTATGTAATGAGTGATGAGTTTGGCTTTTAGGAGATGAAAATGAGTAAATTATTTAAATGGATAGCCTTGAACTTGCCACAAATCGTTTTGATTTGCGGTTTTTTTATGATCTCGATTGGTTCGTATTTTATTAGTTTACCAATTGGACTTATTGTAAGCGGATTTTCGATGATTATCCTAGCAATCTTGATGATTAAATCTGACTAGAAGGGAGGTGAATAAATGAGTTTTTTTAGAAGTTTAAATGATTCTAGCGATGATTGGGCTATGGACTATTTGAATAACGGTGTTTTACCAAGTAATCGAAATTTTATGGGAATCGGTGCTTTGAATAATTCCGATGTATTGACTGCCGTTTCAATTGTAGCTGGTGATGTTGCAAGATTTCCTATCCTACAAATTAAAGATAGTGATGATTCGATTGTGGATGAGAATACTGTTACCTACCTATTAAATAAGAGATCTAATGATTATAGTTCCGCATACTCCTGGAAGTTTGCCATGATGGTTAATGCAATTTTGACTGGTAATTCATACACGCGCATTATTCGTGACCCTACGACATACGGTAAGAATGCTGGTAAAGCAATAGAATTGGAATTTTTCCCACCCTCACAAGTGGCAATTAATTATCGAGATAGACCAGGTGTAAAACGTGAATATTACTATACTTTCTATCCGGAAGATGACAGAAGCCCATTTGATTTAGAACCAGAAGATGTTATCCATTTTAAATTCTTTAGTTCCGATGGGATTGTTGGTAGGTCGCCGCTTTTATCGCTTGTAGACGAAATGAATTTACAAAAGTCTGGTGTTGATACGCTAGGGCGATTCTTTAAGTCAGGTCTTAAAGGCTCGATTTTAAAGGTTAATGGAGCCAAGCTCAGCAAAGAAGCACGTAGAAAGATTAGAGCTGATTTTGAATATGCTCAAGAAGGTGATTCAAATGGTCCTATCGTTACTGATTCGACAATGGACTATCAACCGTTAGAAGTAGATACAAGTGTTTTGAATTTAATTAATTCAAACAATTGGTCGGCATCACAGATTGCTAAAGCAATGAGAATTCCAGCCTATAAATTGGCAATTAATTCTCCTAACCAATCCGTGAATCAGTTAGCGGCCGGATATATCAGTAATGACTTGCCGTTTTACTTTAAACCAATCGTTAGTGAATTTGAAATGAAATTGCTGACTGATAAAGAACGTCACAATTACCATTTCGACTTTGATACTCGTAAACAAACAGCAAGACCAGTCACCGAACTGGTGGCACTGGTCGAAAATAGCATCTTAACGCCTAATGAAGTTAGAGCCGAATTAGGTAAGAAAGCTGATGATAAGACTTCTGAAATGAATGAATATCAATCAACACTGAATACAGTTTCTTTGAACTTGAAAGATGAATATCAAAAAAGTAATAAGGCTCAACCGAAAGGGGGTGATGTTAATGGAGCTAAGAACAACACAAACTAAAGTGGAAGTCAGAAGTGACGAAGAAAATTCACGAACGGTTGAAGGCTATGCGCTTAAATTTAATACACGTTCACAACCTTTAGCTAATAACTACTTTATCGAAACACTAGATAAACGGTGTCTTGATAATACTGACATGAGAAATGTGGTAGCCACTTTTAACCATGATCAATCCAAATTATTAGGTCGTTCAGGTGTCAATTTAACTTTGACCAAGGACGATACCGGATTGAGATTTAAAATTGATTTACCAAATACTACAACCGCAAACGATGTGTTAGAAGAAGTCAGAATGGGAATCCTATCTCAATGTTCTTTTGCGTTCTCGTTGCCAGACGATGGTAATGGAAGTGAATGGCGTGAGTCAGACATTGATGGTGTGGAGTATGAAAGAACAATCCGTTCAATCGACAAATTATATGATGTTTCTATTGTTACCACACCAGCCTACGCGGATACAAACGTGTCTGTAGGCAAACGTTCAATGGAAGTAGTTAACAAGTTAAAAGAAGAACCGTTAATTAAAGCCAGAGAGCTTAAACGACAAGAAGCTTTACGAAAACTAAATATGGATTATTTGAAATAGGCCATTGAACTTAATCAGTGACCTTTTTAATACTCAAAAAATAAGGAGATTAGTTAATGCTAACAGAAATCATTAAAGAATTACGCAATAAGATTGCGGATCAAGAAGAAACAAGAAGTAAGAAAGCAGAAGAAACTCGCTCAATTCTTGAAAACAAGGAATCTACAGACGAAGAAATCGCTTCTGCTAATAAGGCTGCAAGCGAAGTTCGTAAAATGGACGAACAAATCAAAGCTGACAAAGAAAAGCTTAGAAATTATGAAGCCACTGCTAAGACTCCAAACAATCACAAAGAACCAGAAGGTAGAAAAATGAGTGCAGAAGACGAAGAAAAACGTTCATTGAACGACTTTTTACATTCTAAGGGTGAAGTTCGTGATGGTATCACAAGCCCTAATGTTGGTGTAACAATTCCGGAATCAATTGTTTATAGTCCTGAAAATGAAGTTAAATCAGCAACTGACCTATCTCAATTGGTTCAACATTTTACAGCCACAACAGCAAGTGGTGAATATCCAATTTTGAAACGTGCAACAGCAACACTAAATACCGTTGAAGAATTGGCAAAGAATCCTGAACTAGCAAAGCCTGATTTTGAAAATATTTCATGGAAGATTAATACATATCGTGGTGCTATTCCAATTTCAAACGAAGCTATTCAAGATTCAGCCATTGATCTAACTGGATTGGTATCTAGAAATGCTCTAGAACAAAAGATTAATACAACTAATGTTGCTATTTCAACAATTCTTAAATCATTCGAAGCAAAAACAGTGGCTGGTGAGTCTGTAGACGATATTAAACATATTCTCAACGTTGATCTTGATCCCGCTTATAATAAGGCGATTGTTGCATCACAAAGCTTCTATAACTATCTAGACACTCTAAAGGACAAGAATGGCCAATACTTACTACATCAACCAATTGCTGACGGTTCACCAGTCACATTGCTAGGCGTTCCCGTGATTGTAGTTGAAGATACTGCCTTGGGTCTAGCTGGAGAAGCTCACGCTTGGATTGGTGATTTGCAACGTGCCGTTGTTATGGCTGACAGATTGGATATTCAAGTACGTTGGGTAGACAACGATATTTACGGTCAATATCTACAAGCGGTTACACGTTTCTGTGCTGTAAAGGCCGATGAAAAAGCTGGTTACTTCTTAACACAAGGTGGAGCACCTACAGCTTCAACAACACCCAGTAAATAGCCCATCAAGCTCTGTGGAATCAACTACAAGGGCGGTTGATGAAAATTCCACAGTGGCTGAAATTAAAGCTTATTTAGATAGTAAGGGTATTAGTTACCTATCTAATGATACGAAAGCAACTTTATTATCTAAGATTGGAGGTTAGCTAATGTCAGATTTACTAACCGACCAGCAATTTAAAACTCTTAAGTTGTATTGCAAGATTGACCAGGACTTTGACGATGATGTTTTAAATGAGCTAATCGAGTCCGCTGCTAGTGAAATTTCTCATGCTATTTCTGCAACTAAAAAGCCCAGTGATTATATTTCTGATCACAGGTTTTTTGTCGCTCTAATGAAATATGTAGAAGAAGATTACTACTACAGAGGAAATGGTTCGGAAGTTATGAGATTTCCACTTCAAAACACAACAATCAATAATGTGATTAACCAATTGCGTAGTGAGGAGGTAGATTTCGATGAGACTAACACATATGACTGAACGAATTGAATTCCTTAGCAATAAAGAAGTTCAAAATGAGGACGGTGTGATGGTTCCAGGTACAGATACACCAATATTTAGTTGTTGGGCAGAAGTTCTTAACACACCAATCCGTGAGTTTAAAGACGCCACGACCAAAGTTGGTAATCGCAAGGAATCACCTAACTTCGCTATTAAA